ACTACCTCCGCTTGGCGCGTCGCCCGATACCAGACATTGTTTTTGTTGATCGCATCCGCGACCACTAGGCCGGCCCGCTTCAGATGCAACAGGTATCTGTTGGCGGCGTTTTTTTGCACGCCCAAGTGGGCGGCCAGGGTTGCCGTCGTCACCGGCTGGTGGTTCATGACGATGTGTAGTGCGTCTCGTTGTCGGGGGGTCACGCTGTCCTCCTGTCGGGGCCGCAAGTGTCAGCCCGCCACGCTGCCGCAGTCAACCGGCGCAGAATGACCCCGCAATTCTGTCAACAATAGTCACGGGGCGGCACAAAGTGGCATGATGCGTCGGCGCCGATGCGAGCGCGACACAGGAGTTGACGAATGTACACGACAACCTACGGCCCGGGCGATGAAGCTACGTGGCCTACGTATCCTCCCGGGTATGCCGGCGATCACCCAAACGAAGCCGAGGCCCGCGACCATTTGCTGGCTTGCCCAGCAGACTGGCAACTGTGGCTCAGCGTCGTCAGCCAAGCCCGCGAGGGCGCGGCGTTTGACGTCGTGAACGTCCGCGAGGAGGACATGGCCTCGGCTCACGCTGACGTCCTGCTGGCATGCCTGTTTGCCGGCACCCGTGCGCAGGCCGATGCGGCTCGTTTCGAGCTGCAATCGCGCTTCTTGGCGCACAACGAGCACCGGGTGCAGCAGATCGCAGACGCGATGTTCGCCTGCAGCGAGCCTGAGTTCTATGACGATTTCTGAGGAGCGGACATGTTCACCAACATGAGTTTTCACGGCATCGTCGGCGTAGTTGCCACGAAGCGCACCAGTGCCAACGGCCACACCTGGCGGCACATCATCCTGACCGATTCCGAGGGGAACGAGGTCAAGATTTCGCTGTTCCCTGCGGCAGAGGGCAAGCCCGAGCAGATCAGCATCTTTGACGAGGAGATGGAATGATCCTCGAAACCGCAACCCAGCGCGATGCCGACAGGCGGCGCACAAAGAATTTGGAACAGCAACCGATTGCTTGGCTAGTTCATGGCGGATGCCTTTACAAGACAGAAAAAGGTGCGCGCGAAAAGGCAAAAAGATGTTATGGCGCTGCGGTCTATCCGCTTTATGTGGACTTTCCGCCGCGTGAGTGGCAGGGATTGACGGAAAAAGAGATCCAGTCAATCCACGACACCTATCACAAACGCATGGGCCCGCAAGAATTTGCCCGCTCCATCGAACAAGCACTGAAGGAGAAGAACGCATGATCCTCGAAACCGCAGACCAGCGCACTGCCGACTGGTACGCCGCCCGCATCGGCAAAGCCACGGCGTCCCGGTTCAAGGACGCCATTGCTACCAAGAAGCAGACTGAAAAGCAGAAGAAAGACAACGTGCCCGGCGACCCCATGCAAGCGCAACTTGACTACCTAACGGAACTCGTCGTCGAGCGCCTGACGCAGCAGCCGGTGCAGCGCTACGCCACCGCCGCGATGCAATGGGGCACCGAACAGGAGCCCGCAGCGCGCGCAGCCTACGAGCGCGTCACCGGCACCAGCGTTGAGGAGACGGGCTTCATCGCCCACGACACCCTGCTGGCGGGCTGCTCGCCTGACGGCTTGGTGGACTGGGATGGGCTGATCGAGATCAAGTGCCCATACAAAAGCTCCGTTCACATTGAGACGCTGCTGCGTGGCATGCCCGACGAGCACCGCGCGCAGGTACAGGGCCAGATGTGGATCACTGGCCGCCAGTGGTGCGATTTCGTCTCCTTCGATCCCCTAATGCCTGAGCCGCTGCAACTGCACATTCAGCGGATCAACCGTGACCCTGGCTTCATTGCCGACCTGGAAGCCAAGGTTACGTTTTTCCTGCAGCAGGTCGGCACTCAAGTCGAGGCGCTGCGGCGTCTCGCGGAGCAAAGAAAATGAGCACTGAGAAGCCCAAGCGGCCCTACGTCCGCACCGTCAAGGTTTACGTCGTAAGCCACCCCGACCACATGGACCGCCTGATCCGCGCCATCTCCGGTCCAGAGGCGATCCGCTACGCATCGTCGGGCTACGAGGCCAAGCTCGCCACGCAGGACGACATCATCGCCCTGATGGGCGGCGGCACGCCCGTCGAGACGACTGTGGCTGCGTCCCGCGTTCCCGGCGTCGACGACGACGGCATGCCCGCCGGCCTGACTGACTGAACCCACGGGGCGGGAAACCGCCCCATTTTGGAGAGCGCCAATGTCAAACGCATACGCGCCGGTGTTCATGGCTGAAGCCTATGATTTGCTGGTTAAAAGCCTGAAGGATCAACTTGTTGAGGAGAAAAACGAAGAGTGCAAAAAATCAGATATAGAAATGTCCAAACGAGTTGAGATAGAGGAGTTAATTTTTGAATTTGTTTTAAGGCACTGCGGCCGTGCCAAGCTAATTGAGCTTGGCGAGCAAATTGATGAAATGCTTGAAAAGGAATACGGCCGCAGCCAAGGTTATGAAGAGCATGTTGAAACCGTTCAACTACCACAGGAGTAACACCCATGACCCGCAAAAAAGAACCGCCCCCTTCGCTGGAAACCTCTGCCGCAGAGTTCTTCCACCCCAACAACATGCGCTTCGGTGCTGCTCGCATCCTGTGGGCGCAAGCCTGCACGCTGCGCAACGGCATGGCGCTGCCGGAAGGTTGGGTTCTGCCCGGTGGCCGGCGCACCCAAGACGCAGCCGCCGCAATGGCTGCCGCAGAATACATTGATCGCGTCAGCCGCTGAGGAGCAAACGTGCAAATTCCCAATCTAGCCGGAGTTGCCACGGACGATCTGGTGGAAACCATCGGCGCCGGCAGTTTCAAAGCCTCCTACATCAACTGGTCGCGCACCTTGCAGCTTCTGCGAGAACACGCGCCCGGTTGGCTGCCAGAGACGGTTCCCAATGCAGAGGGAAGCCTGCTGCATGCGGCGCCTGTTGGTTGTTATTTGCTGATCCGTTTCCGCAATGGTGAGCAGGTCACGCCCGCAGTCCCGCAAGCCGTCATGGATACGCGTAACGCCGCAATCCAGCGCGACAAGATCACGGCGCGCGACCTGACGGATACGCATCGTCGAGGCGTTTGCTTGGCGGCGGCTATGACGTTCGGCCTTGCTTACGAGCTATGGGCCAAGCTGCCGTTGGAGTCCGGTCACGAGGAGGAGAAAAAAGACGAAAGGCAAGAGCGCCGCGCTACTCCCAAACCGCCGGTAGCGCCGCCGCCGCCAAAGCCTCCTGTGGTACCGCCGCCGCCCGCGTCTACGGTAAGCGTCAACGCCCTGCTGGAGCAGATTGAGCTTGCCAGCACGATGGAGGGCCTAGAGTTGCTTCGCATTGACATCAACCGGCTACCAAAGGGAAGCGAAGAACGAAAGCAAGTCATTGAGGCGGCAACTCGTCGCACCAACCAGATCCGCGCCGAGGAGGGCGCCGTATGAGCACCCCAGTGATGACCCAAGCCGAGGCGGCGCTGCACTACCGCCTGCAGGCCGTGCAGGACATGTATGCCGTTGCAGACGACCGCGCACGCACCGCCCGCGAGCACATTGACCGCCTGCTGGTGGCGATCTACGAACTGTCGTTTCCGCTGCTCAGCCACCCGGAGCACGGCGAGGCCGCCGGCAAGGCGCACGACATCGCTGCCGAGATCGAGGACTGGTGGTTTGCCGAGGAGAGCGCTGATGACGACGAATGACACCCTGCTGACCGAGCAGGAACTGGCCGAGCGATGGCGCGTGACCAAGCGCACCGTGCGCCACTGGCGCGCCAATCAGCGCGGGCCGGCGTTCATCCGGCTTGGCCGCACCCAGCAGGGGCGCGTGATGTACCGGCTTGCCGATGTGCTGGCCTATGAGGCTCGGCAGAGGAAGGAGGAAGCGGAATGACCACCCTACGAGAAGCCGCCCAGCAGGCGCTGGAGGCGTTGGAGAAGATTACTGCGTTTCCCAAGAATTTCTGGGATTTGGAAGAGGAGATCACCGCCCTCCGCGCCGCGCTGGCGCAGCCATTGCCTGATCCTGTGGACGAATATCGTAAGGGCTTTATTGCTGGGCAGATCGACATGCGTGATCGCCCGGAGGAGCAGGAGCCGATGGCGTGGCAGTGGTTGAACACTGCGCACTTCCGCAAGAAGCTGCCAGCCAATGCTGAGTCGGGTGCATGGAATCCACTCTACGCCCACCCACCCCGCCGCGAGTGGCAGTCGCTGACGGATGAGGAGATTAACGCTGTGGCAGCGGAGCTTGGGTACGCGCAACTGACGCCGAGAGAAGTTGCTCGCGCCGTCGAGCAGGCGCTGAAGGAGAAGAACCATGAGTAACCAACCCGAAGCCCTTTGCGAAAGCAAAAACATGCCTACGGCATTGCGGCTGGCTGATTCTCTTGCGGCTGGCTTTAGCGACTGCGGACCCGAAGCCGCAGCCGAACTGCGCCGGCTGCACCAGTTTGAACGCGGTTACAACGAGTGGACCGAAAAGACTCAGTGGGTGCAAGAGACCAAACAAACCTACGAACTCGGTATGCACCGGGCGGATGTGCTGAAGCAGCGAATTGAGAAACTGGAGACGGTGAATCAGGAACTACGGAAGGCTTTGCGAGAGGCCGCACTTGCTCTGGCCCACGCTACCGAAACAATGCCAGTGGTGCACGACGACGACTACAACAGAGTGAGCGCCGCCATCGCCAAAGTGGAGGGAGCATGAAACTCCGCGCCTTTCTGCGCGGCTTCGCCAACGGATTGACGCTGTTGCCGCTGTGGCGGTGGATTAGGGGGAAGACATGACCACATGGCACAAAGGCCCGCCGCCCAGCATCGGCTGGTGGCCAGCGAGCATATCCCGCGACCGCGATGCCATACGTTGGTGGGACGGAAAGTTCTGGAGCGTTCCTTGCTACAAAGGAGAAAAGCCTTGGAGTATTAAATTGTCAGCCGGCATCAAAGATTTTCAACCTCCATGTGCCATCGAATGGACCGAGCGGCCCGCATCGTGGCCGGAGAGGGCAAGGATATGACCCAAGAAGACATCCTGCGCATGGCGCGGGAAGCGGGCTTCCCAATCACCAATCATCTTTCTGGTCGACAGGACATTGCTGGGCAATCGGTGGCGCGATTTAGACGCTTCGCCGCCCTCGTCGCCGCAGCAGAGCGCGCCGCCTGCGCCGACATCTGCGACCAACACGCAAGCATCGAGGGCATCGCGCAACGGTGTGCAGCAGAAATCAGAGCGAGGAACAAATGAGACGCCGCATCCGCAAGATCAAAGACCGCCTGTATCCCTGGTACATCTACGCCGCAAGACAGCGCAGGGCATGGGAGGCTGTGCAAACTACTCAGGTGCGGTTCAGCAGGGCAATACGCGAAGCGTATGCCAAGGCGCGGGCAGGGCTGGAATGGCGGGGTTGACATGACCAAAGACGAAATCGCCACCCTGATGAACGAAACTGCGGGCCAGCACTGGGGCAACGAGGCGCACTTTCAGCGGTTTGCCATTGCGCTTGAAAAGCGTTTTGAGGCGGCGACGAAGTTTGTGATCAAGCTGGCAATGGAAGCAGAGCGCGAGAACGGCGCAGCCGCCGAACGCCAGCGCTGCGTCCAGATTGCCCGCGAGTTCGACCGCGACCACCCGCGCACCAACTACGGCGGGCATATCGCCCGTCTCATCGAGGAAACAGCGCCATGAAACCCAGCCACCTCACCGCCCCACGCACGCTGGCCGACTGCACGTTCACCACGGGCTACAACATCGCGGAGCCGCGTTCGCGTTACATTCCAGCGCCCGCAGTTATCATTGCGTGCATCGCACTGGGAGCCCTGCTGTGGACATTGCTCTGACCATCGACATCATTGTGTGCGCCGTGCTGGCCGCTGTCGGCGTGCTGCTGTTTTGGCCGCAGGTATGAGCCGCCTTCCCACCGGCTGCGACCAGCAGGGTCGCTATCCCGAGGCTGCCGAAGTCTGCACCGAACTCGGAGCCGAAGACTTTGACGACGCTGCTGCGATCATCGTTGAGCAGATCATCTGCATCGTCATCGTCATTGCTGTCATGGCGGCAATCTTTGCGTTTCAATAGCTCCAGATCGCCGGCACGGCCCGCAAGTCAAGGTGGATGAACCGGCCTGTGCTTTTTTGCTGTACGCCGATTCCGGTGAATCCTAGCCCCAGCGCTAAACGCAGGAAACGCACAGCGTCAGCGCCCTGCACCGCCACATCGGCAGCCATGCCGGTAGAGTGCATGCCCGGATGCGTCTTGGCTTTTTCTATAGGATGATCAGAGCAGCGCCAGCCCGAACTGATGACCATCGGGCCGAACTTGTTGCGCAGCGACTGCAAGCGCTCCATGAACGCCGGCTGCATCTTCTCGCGCCCACAGTGCCGGCAGCGGAACTCCGCAGAGCGGAAGTTTGGGTATTCGGCCCAGTCCATTACTGGCGACGCTTGTCGTACACACTCCAACCCACGCCAGCAGCAGCAGCAGCGCCTCCTATGATGGCATCAATTGTACCGCCATCAATTCCATATCTGACGGCAAAACCGCCCGCAACGGCGGTCAAGATGTGGCGAACCAAAGCTTGAATGATGACTGCGTTCATTTGTCGGCCTTTGCTTCCAGTTTGTCAAAAATCCTAGCCAACATAGACTTAATTTCACTTATGTCGGCCTTGTAGTCTTCTTTGGCAACGTAGACATGCGGCATTTGCCTGACGTCCTTGTCAAGAAGTCTAATTGATTGCCAAATGTTGTTCAGTATCCAGCCTCCCAAAACGCCGGCCAGAGACACTGCGATGTTGAAGAGGGCTTGAGTGTCCATCAGTCAATCAAGGCGTTTGTGGGCTGATTAGTGAACGTCGGAATGCCCATCGCTGCACGCAAAAGTGCTTCGTTTTGGGCCGCCAGTGCGTTAACCGTTGGCGAGTCGTAGGTCGGAATTGCTCTCTGCTGCGCCAAACCGCTTCTGAGATAGCGCCTTGCTCCAGCCGAAACTGCTGCCGGCGCCATTGCTCCCACCGCGCCACCAAGGGTTGCCCCCTGCGCCCCGCCCATAGCGTAGCCACCCGCAGCGCCGAGGCCGCCGCCCATGTAGCCAAACAGTGTTTGCGATCCCGGGGTGCCTTGGACGCCAGGTTGCACCATCACCGGCCGCGAGATGTTGGCAAATCGTGCGATCAGGTCTAGGTCGCCGCTGAAGTATCTGCCTCTGGTTTGCAAATCATTGGCGAGCTGCCTTGCGCTGACGGACCCCCCGCCTTCGACGATGGCGTCTTCTACCGCGTGACTGATTGCCATGCGCTGCCGAGATGCCCGGAACTGCTCAAGCATGGCCTGAGCGTTTGGATTGCCGGCCTGTTGCAACGAGCGCTCAATCTGGTCTTCAAGCGCATTGCTGACGGCTCTTTGCGCCAAACCAAGCGCGTTGTCACCGCGAGAAATGTTGGCGTTGGCCTGCTCTCGCAACGTTCTAGTGGCTTGCAAGGCGTCTGCAGAATTAAACTGCCCCACGCGATACGAATTGACCAGATCAACAACAGGTTGCGGAATGGCTCCAGGAAAAGACCGACCAGGGCCGGTGTACGCCTGCAACACATTGTTCAAAGCGTTGTCAAAATCCTGATCGGTTCTCACCGCTCCAATTCGATTGAGCGGCTCGTATCCTCTTTGAAATTCGTCCCTGCGAATCTGCTGCGTTGTGTTGCGTTCAAGCCTTGCATCTGGAGGCAAGCCAAGAGCCCTTCGCGCAAGACGATCTGTCACTTCTTGGTTGCGAACAGCAAATTCCTGCTGCGTTCGTGTCTTGCCCCCAAGGCGTTCCGCCAGCACGTTTTGGGTTGATGGCGTAATGCTTCCGGGCGTTGCAATGTAGCCCTCAGCTTGCGCCTGTCGTAGCGTCAAATCGCGCACAGCGTTGCGAGACTGCTGGGCTTGCAGTGACGCCTGCCGAGCCTGCGCCGCGCTGATGGCGGCCCCCGGAATTGCCATAGAGGTTGCGGCACCAAGCAACGGTTGCCCAGTAGCCTCAGTGACACCTTGGCCTGCCGCGCCGGCCGCAGCACCAGTTGCGCCCATGCCGGTCGTAGCGCGCGCCAGTTGTGGCAGCGTTCTCGCGGTTTGACCAATAGCGCTAGCCCCCCCAGTAATAGCGCCTGTCGCGCCCTGCAGAGCAACGTCAAGCACCCGTTGGCCCGCGGTGGTTTCGCCCTGCGGCTCGCGGATCAGGCCGGCACGCTTGAACGCCTCTGCAACGGGCTGACGAGGTGCGGTGACTTCTGGCGCAAGGTCAGGTCTTCCTAGCGCGGTAGCTGCCGTACCAAATCCCATCTTGGCAAGATTGGCCACGTTTTCTGGTGCCGTCAGCAAAATGTCTGCCGCACCAGCGACGGCGCGATATGGCGCGCTGGTGATGATGTCCATCGTAGAAGCGCGGCGTCGTGGGCCGGGGACTTCTGACGCAGACCGAGCGGTGGCAAGATCAAAGCCCGAGGCGAGCTCTTGTTCAACCGGCTTGGCAGTTGAAAGGTCGAACGCCATTACTTGACCTCCACAAAACGCTTGCCATCAGGACTGACCCACGCTCGATTGCCTTTGGCGTCTTGTTTCAGCGTCCAGTCAGCGCCAACGCCAGCCGGCCGACCAGTCTGCGGCGCACGCGCAGGCGCGGCGGCCGCAGGTTGCGGCACGTACTTACGAAGTTCTGGACGATCAAACAGAGACTTTCCACCATCGCCAGCGTACCAAGCATCCTCAACGCCCTCGTACGTCTTATTCTCTTTCCACCATTTGTCCCAAAACGACCTCTGCTCAATGTCGCGCTTGCTTTGCGCCTTGGTGACGTCCAAAATAAATCGGTTGGCTTCTCTTGTGTTGCCAAGTTGCGAAGCTGTTTGCGTAATGCGCTGTGCGTCGGCTTCGGTTTGCGCGCCTTTCTGTTCAAGCTGGCGCTGCAGCACCATTTGATTGAGGGCCGAAGTAAAAGCCTGAGCGTCCGACGCGTACTTTGTTGCCTCAGGAACGCCGAGAGCAGATAGCACAGATGCCGCTGCTTTTTGCGCTTCGGCGCCAAAGCCAGTTCTGAATCCTTGGTCAAGAATATTGATCTGCGTATCAATTGCCGGCAAAGTTCTTGCTGCAAGCCTAGCCGCTTGAGAAATTGTTTCGTAGAGCTTGACGTTAAACTCGCCCTTGGATTGGCGCTCTTTTTTCTCAAGGTCAGGCAAATTTACCTGCACGTTGGTTGATGCCGCTGGCGGGCGCGTCGTCAGCATCTGAATTCGCTGCTCCAGCGGAGTCCTTCGCGGATCACCTGCCGGCAACTGAGCAATCTCTTGCTGCAAACGCGAGATTTCTGACGGTGCAAATTCTCGATCCGCTTTGGGCTTGTTTGCATCCGCAATTGACCGCCCAAGCTGCTGCAACTGCGGGTTTCTGCTTTGCAGCATCTGCCCGACTTGCTCCGACGAATACTGCCGGCCGGCGTAATCCAGCATCTTTGCGGGCGCGGCAGGCGCACCCATAGGCGCAGGCGCAGCCTGTGCCATCATGGCGTTCACAGGCCGAGCGCCACCAGCAGCGCCAACGCCCATCTCTGGCACTGCTTCGGGTGCTGCAGCCGGCATGGCGGCAGGCTGCTCGGCCATCGCAGGCGCACCGGCACCACCACCAAAAATCTTTTGGCGCTCGTCCTCCTCCATCGCCGTCTGCATCAGCTTCTGGCCGACTTCAAAGTGTTGAGGGGTCGTGCCCTGCGTCATAAAAACGCGAGCCAGTTCTTTCACGCCGCCTGGAAACGCCTTGGCGACCTCAGACTGAAACTGCTGGTACGCCTGCTGCTTGCGCACAGCCTCGGCAGTTTCCATCTGTTGCTGCTGCACCCCCCGCAGCGCATTAATCCCAGGCGCAATCCGCGACAGCGTCTGCAACTGCGACTCAGGCGCAAACTGCATCGGCTGCCGTTGGCCGGCCATCAGGGGCAATCGGGTGTCAAGTTGCATGATTTCAGCCCCCAAGGGTGCGCCCGAAGATGTCTCGGACGAGGCGTTCTTCTTGCTGCCGGTTCAGATAGTTCTGGAACGAGTTCAGCGCCCCGCCGATGGCCCCAGTGTAAGCCGAGGCTCGCCCCATCCGCCCCGCCGCCAGCGCGTTGGCTTCTTGGCCCATGATGTTGCCGGCAGAGGTGCCAAATCCGGACGCCGCGTTGCCCATCTGGGTGCTAGTAGATCGGCCGATGCCCGCAATATCTGAGAGTCTTCCAAACGCCCGGTCATACTCCTGCGACGCCGTATCCTGCGCAAACCGCTGACCGGCCTTCATCGCACCGCCCGACAGGAAATTGCCCCGCGAAGCCTGCATGCGCTCCAGCGCTTTCAGCCCCTCGCCCAGACGGAACCCGTAGCCCGGGTCCATCTCCAGCATCTGCTGCTGCGAGCCTTGGCCGCCGAAGCCCATTGCACCGGACAGGCGCTCCAGCGCCTTTGTGCCGGCAGTGCGGTACGGTTCCAGCAGGCCTTTCTGGTACTCGAACATCTCTCGCTGCAAAGCGAGCGCGTTTGCCGCAGCCTGCGACTGCGTTTCTGCGGCCTTCTCTGCAGCGTTGGCTTCCAGCACGCCCCCGACGACGCTGCCGACGCCGCCTACGACGGCCTGGCCGACGGGGCTGGTGACGAGTTTGACGGCTTTGTCAAGGAGGCTGCCGCCACTCAGAACATTTGACGGAATGTTGGTGCCGCTCGTCAAAATGCCCGTGCCCGCAACGCCGGCCCCTTCGGCGGCCGCGACATCAGACATGCCGGAAAGAAAATCGCCGCCACCCCCAGCGGCGCCGGCTCCAGCGGCGCCGGTTGCGCCAGTAGCAGCAACGTCTGCGGCGGTGGGAACAGTAGCGCCGCCTCCGCCACCAAGACCAGTTACCGCAGTACCAGCACCAGTCACCCCAGCGTTGAGCGCCGCCATGCCCGCGTCAACGCCCATGCCGGCAGCAAAACCGGCATCTGCCGGAATGCCCGCCAGATCAGCAATCGTGCCCACCGAAGGGGGCGTTGACGTAATCGCCGCAGTGGGGTCAGCCAACGTGCCAAACTCAAACGTTGGCGGCGTGACCGTTGATCCCGGCGGCAGGTTTGCCAGCGGCGTCACCGTTGATGTTGCCGTCGGCAGCGGAGTCATAGCCGACGTGGGCGTCGTCAAGTAGTCCAACTGCAACAGTTCAGTTGGCGTCAGGTTCTCGTACGCGCCCCCGGTCAACGCGTTGACAGACGGCGTCGTGGGTGCAGTTGCCGGCGCTTGAACGTTGGGCGCCATGACGTTGGTGACGGTCTGGTTACTGAGCGGCGCAAGGTCATAGACCTGAGTCTGCGGCGGCGGGCTGATCTGCCCCAGCACATCCGACGGCAAAGTCGCCAAGTCCGCCGCGGTCAGCGCGCCGCCGGTCCCCCCCAGAAGCGCATTGACGCCCACCATTTCCGCAGCGGTTGCCGGCGCAATCACGCCAGGCGCCATAGCTTCTGCAATGCCCAGTGCACTGCCGGCACCTGCACCTGCGCCCGCTCCAGCCCCAGCGCCGCCCAACAGCGAATTGATGCCCGCGCCAAGACCGGCCAACCCGAGGCCGGCGCCGAAGACCTTGATCATCGGCTTGATCATGTCGCCGATGTCGGAGCCTCCAATCTTGATGTCTTCGACGTTGCCTTCTGGCGTTACCAGACCCCAGTAAGTGTTGAACGTGCGGCGATCGGGGTGCTTCCAGCGCAGGTCGTAGCCAGAGGCGCGAAGGCTATCGATGGCCGCCTTGGCTTGAGGCGTATATTGCTGCCCAACTTCTAGCGGCATAAAACCGCCGTTCGGGTCGGGCTGCATTTCAATCATGGGCTCATACACTTTTCCCCGGAAGCCCGTTGCCTGCAGAACCTGCTCCCACGGACCCACATATTTCATGGTCTCCGGGTTGCCATACGCCGGGTCATTGGCCCAACGCGGATCGTTGTAGGCCCAGTATTCAGACGAAACGTTTGCCATGATTCACCTCACCCAATCCGCCAGTCGGTGCCGTCGCTGTACACAGGCACACCGTTTGCCCCGCCGGCAGCCACAATCGAGTGGAACGTGGTTGCGTTGGCGTCGGTGACAAAAGCCCGTGCACCCGCCCCTGCGGTAGCCGCTGCCGGCAGCGTGGCCACGGTTAGCGTGCCGTGGTTGAAGTACTTGACGCTGAACACCAGCGTTAGGCCTGGCACGCGGAACACCGTAACGCTGGCGTTGCCGATGGTCACCTCGTTGCTGACGGTGGCGCTGGAGGGGTCGGCGTCGTAGCCGATGACTGTGTTGTTCGACCCCGTGGTCACCGAGTTGCCGGCAGCGTAGCCCACGGCGGTGTTGTTGGACCCCGTAGTCAGCAGCAGTGCGTCAGCGCCCACGCCCGTGTTGCCGCCGTTGGTGGTGGCCGCGTTGATGGCCCGATATCCCAAGCCCGTGCTGTAGTTGCTGGTGCTGACGGCCGACAGTGCGTCGTAGCCCACGGCAGTGTTGTAGTCGCCGCTGGTGCATGCATCCAGTGCTTGCGAGCCAAACGCTGTGTTCTGCACGCCGTCAGTGTTGGCTGTCAGCGCGTTATAGCCGCCTGCAGTGTTGTTGGACCCAGTAGTGTTGGTGTCCAGCGCCGTATCACCCACGGCAATGTTGGTGGCCACGCTGCTGCCGCCTAGACCGACGACGACGCCGACTTCCTTGGACAGGTCAAACGACGCGAAGATGTTGTCGTCGGTCTTGATCAGCGTGCCCAGCGAGGTCTGCAGCACGAACTTGTACGAGTTCCCGGCCGTCAGCCAGATCTGCGCGGGCGTTCTGCCGGCGCTGTCAAGCACGATAGGGTTGGCGTTGGCCGTGCCGCCAGACGAACTGGTGTACGTTGCAATCGGCGTGGTCGTGCCGGCAGCGTAGGTGTAGATTAGCCCGCCGGCCAGCGGGTTGCCGTTGTTGTCGAAGAACTGGGCGCCTGCGCCTGCGTAGGGGGAAAGCGAAACGCTCATGATGCTCTCACTGTTGAATCTGGCTCACCGCCAGCACGACGGCAGGGGCTGCTGGGGCAAACGCAGTGGCTGCGACATTATCCAC